GCTACTGCGTATGGTATAAACTTCGTGCGGATAAGTCTCATAAATTTCTCGCGAAGTTAGAGGATAATGAATATGAGGGAATAGAAGGAGATATCCCGTCGGCAATTAGTTATGGAATTACTAGTGATTGGGTAGTGTCAGTATCTTCAGTATTCGTGCGATATACTTTTAAGATTCTTAATAAGGTTTTGGGGAAATAAATGTTTATTTGGCATTGTATAGGATGGGTACTACTTGGATTATATATCCTTGCGTTTGCGTGGTATCAATATAAAGACTACAAAGAGGAACGTGGAATCAAAATGTTGGCAAAACTAGAGGACGGATATTATATTAAAATCCATCACTCAAAAGGAAAGATACTACATTTTTAAATGATATTACAAACAAATATTGACGCAATGGCCGATGCTATCGGTGTCCCTGTTCATATTGGCGAATGGGTTGCTTTTTATAAAAGTCCAAATGGGAAAGCAATGTTTGGACGAGTTGTAGAATTTAATATGAGTACAATGGTAATAGAACCATTAGGTAAATCAAGAACATATCTACCTGTCACAAAATCTTCAATCCAAGTTGTAAAAATTCCAAAGGAATTAATTGAACAACAAAAGGTAATTGTAACTGATGCACTTGGAGTTGAAATTAAGGTTGGCGATTGGGTAATGATGACAGGATGTACTAGCAGGTATATTCGTTCATGTGGTGATTATAATGGAAAAATGGCTTTTGGAGAAATTGTAAAACTTAATAATGGATCAGTTGATGTGAAAATCCGAAATAAGAAAACGCTCCTTAAAAAACTTTCAAGTCAAATAGTAAAAGTTTCAGAAGAACAACTAACTTTGCATTGGTTTACGGTGTGATATGGAAAAACACGGATTGCTAAAATGCGGACAATATGGTAAGGGTGGGTCACATTATTGGTCGCAGACTTATGACGAAATTCCCGATAATACTAGAAATATGTATGGAGCGAGATATGATAATCATCAATTAAAAACAAATCCACCTACAATTTGTCCTGTATGCAAATATACTTATGTTTATAAAGTTATTGAGCATCGTCCGGGATTGATTGCATCTCGTTTTGTTGTTAGAACTTTTGAAGGAATTTATAATTCTGTGGATAGTTATCTCTCCGCGCCAAAAGATTCTATCCTGCTAGAATTAGAATCCGCAGGTTTTATTCCTGATAGAAAAGCAAGTAATGACGGTCATTTAGTTTATATATCTCCCGAAGGATATAAGGCAGTCTTTAGAGGAATGTCTCGTCATCGTAAAACTCACACTTTGATTTTAATAACACTGCCAAAGCACGGATTGATTAAAAAGATTGATGTTGCGAACAAAAAAGATAAGAAAGTAAAACAAGCGGCAAATCCATCGCAATCAAAAATTGATAGACCTGATTTTGTTCGAGATTTTCTTGGAAGCAAATTAGTTGTTGGCGATTGGATTGCATACACTTATGGAACTATATTAGGAACTGGAAAAATTATTCGGTTTACGAATAAAACAGTCTCTATTATGCCTCACGGTGGAAAAAAGATAGTTTCGGGTAAGTCATTCAAACAAATCGTTAAACTACCAAATGAACAAGCAATGTTGCTCCAATTATCGGTATAGGGGTTGACAAAGGGAATAAATAAGTATAGACTAAGAGTGAATCATAGAAAGGGGTTGAGTATGCTAGGATGGTTTGAACAAGCAATCGCTGAAAAACTCAGCACCGCAGGTAATCATGTTATTTTGATCCCTGCCCGAAATCTAGATGCCCCGTTAGATACAGTGGATGTGTATGATGGAGTAACAGGGCAATTTATCGCCGCAGATGTTCCAGAAAATGCCGCACAAGATTTTGCGATTATTTGGAATGAACTCGTTGATCGTGGAGAGAATACTGAGAATCTCCGAAAACTCAATATTGCGTGGCTTACTGATGTAAAAGGAAAGCAACATACACGATAATGAAAACAAAAGATTTTACATCAACTCTCGCCGCTCTTGCTTTTATTGAAGAGTTGAAAGCAAAAAATAAAAAGTGCGAAGGCCATTTGACAACTACATCGGATGATGTAGTTGTAATTGATCAATTTAGAAATTGGCCGCATAAAACGGAAAAACATAAATTGAGTAACGAAACAATTTATACTTGGCACGTTACTTATGATGAAACATTACTAAAAGGAAAAAATGCCAAAAAGAAATCATAAAGTATATAAAGATTCAGATATTGTTCTGCCGATGCTGACGCTTCCCGATCCGTGCAATATTCTAATTGATATTGACGAAGATTTGAATACTGTTTCATTGTTAATTGGGCAGAGAGATTGGACTTGGGATAAAAGGACAGGAGAATTAATCGGCTGTGGAACGCTGATTACAGGAATGAGTTCTTTAACCAAGCCTAAGAAAAGCAAGAAAAACAAGCTCAAGGCCGCAAGGTCTAAACGCTCGTAAGAGGAGACTACTGATAGCTGTATTCGGACGTGGGTTCGACTCCCACCATTTCCACCATTCCTAATTTAGTTAACACTTTGAGGGAATGTCATGGTTTCGACGGGTCAGCGATTCAACTAGTTACGAGCCGAGTACCAAGCCTGACGTTAAGGGAATGGAAACTACAATTGCCACCGAAGGTGTCAATGGCACGAAAATTTACACTTACCCTGTAAAGGTTCGTGAGCTAGTATTGGCTTAATCGCCGTACTCCGAGGTTTGGCCCCGTTCCTTGTAAACTAATACGGGGTAAAAATTTACAAGCGCTTCGGAATTCAAAATGAATACTCCCTTCAATACTGACCCATCTTTAATTTTTAATGCTGTAGTAGATATTCAAGAAATATTTCCTATTCCTAATTTCAAAATAGAAAAGCACTGGGAAATATTTGAGAAAGGAAATAAATGGGTACTTAAAAGATGGCAAACTTCAAATATTTTTGTATTAGCAGAAAATGTTACATATGAAGAATTTGATACCGAGGCTGAAGCTATCAGTAGAATGATGTTGGAAAAGTTTGAGCAATAAAAATGGGACGATTATTAAAAATACCGCCGCGCTATCCGTGGCCTCCTTACTTAAAACCAATTATTAAATTGGGCACTATACGAACACCACGACATTTTGATTGGAAACATTTGAAATATATAAAAGAAAGTATGTCATGGGCGGTACAGGTTATTAATTGGGAAGATACAAGAACATTTGTTTTTGATACGGAAGCAAAGGCAAATGAATTTGCGATGCTAAAGAAATTAGAGGAATAGGATATGAATGACGACGAACCTCCAGATATGTATGAGTATGATGATTATTCCGCTCCAAAAATTATTTTCCCTCGGATTAGAATACATAAGGAGCCAAGACATTTTGATTGGCACAATTTCAAATTTGTAAATGAAAAGTGGTATGTGATAATATGGCCCAAGTTTGGACAAGCTGAACAATTTTTTGATTTTGATACGGAAGAAAAAGCAAATGAATTTGCTATGTTGAAGAAATTAGAGCAATAATATGAATTATGGCCCACAAGGAAATCAGGGTATACCTGGATTACTAGGTTCGCCAGGAACAGTATTGATATTAGGATCATCGTGTCCACAAGGATCAATAGGTCCACAAGGACCAATAGGAATGTATACTTTTTTTGAAGTTAGATATGTTACTTCTTTTTTACGAGCAGTTTTCAAAAAAGATAGATGGGATGTAATTCGCTGGGACTCATATGATGCGGCTGGTAAATATAAATTTAATGATCATCTTATGTCAAGTTTTGATACTGAAATAGAAGCAAAAGGCTATGCAATGCTAAGGCAATTAGAGCAATGAAATTTGTTGATACTAGTATATCTATGACAGAACAAGAATATGAAGTTTGGAACAAAAAATTTTATTATATTTCACGAAAAAGAGTTTTATTGTTTTTTGATGGATGGATGGTAAGAGAGCATATTGGGCCATCCCGCCGCTCGGATATTATTGATAGACGATATTTATTTAAAACTAAAGCAAAAGCAGAAGAATTTGTAATGTTGAAAAAGTTGGAACAATAGAAAGATAAAAATGAAAATTCAATTTATTGATACTGAGATGTTATGCTGGCCTGATGGAAGCTGTCCACACGGACAGTCAAACCATATTATCCAACTCGGATTAGTTGAAGTTGGCACCGAACAACTGTCTATTGCAAAAAAGAAAAGTTACTTTGTTCGTCCACAGTATAAAGACTTTGATGTTAGCTCTTATTGTACGGCGCTCACAGGCATTACTCGTTCAAAATTGATTAGTGAAGGTCACTACTTTCCAGAAGTAATGCGTTCCATTCAAAAAGAATTCGCTCCTCAGAATAAAGTTACTTATGCTTGGGGAAGCGATTTCAATCCAATCGCAAAATACTGCGTTGAATATGACTGTCCGAATCCGTGGGCGGAAACAGGCATCCTGGATTTTGGCATCATTTTTAGAAGCGCATATAACCATAAACACAAAATGACACTGACCGATGCCTTATCTTCTATGGGACTTTCTTTCGATGGGAAGGCTCACGACGCGCTCAACGATGCATTAGCCCTTGCGTTATTACATAACAAGATGATGGCTGATTTACGAAATGTAGTACGAACCAATGAGAAAACGGGACTATAATTATGAATAACGAATATGAAGATACAACCGCATGGATGGTTGGTAATTGTTTTCTTCTTACTCCCGAAGAATACCAAAGACTTCAAATAGATCAAGACTTCCGCCGGATTTGTGCCCTAGAAGTTATAAACATAATCAAACGGCGTGATGAACGAAATAGATGGTATAGAAAACTTTTCTCTTGACTTTTCAGATATATTGTGTATAAGATATAATATGAAACGAATAGTAAAAAGATATCACGATTTTTCTTATGGTCATCGTATATATGGTCATGAATCGGTTTGCGGGCATCTTCACGGACATAATGGCCGAGTAACATTTTATTGTACGGCAAGTAAATTAGATTCGGTTGGGCGAGTTGTTGATTTTTCAGTAATTAAATCGTTGCTTTGTGATTGGTTAGAAAAAGAGTGGGATCATAAAATGCTTATTTGGGAAAATGATCCCATGTCAACAACTCTTATACGAATTGATCCAACGGTAGTTTTACTTTCGTTTAATCCAACGGCTGAAAATTTAGCAGAATATTTGTTGACAGTAATTGGGCCACGACAACTTCAAGGAACAGGTGTTACTTTGGAAAAAGTCGAATTTGAAGAAACACGAAAATGTTCAGCGATTGTTGAACTATAAGGAGTAGTATGAAGAAATTTTATGTAAAATATAGAGTTGAAGTGAATGGGACAATGTTTAGTGAGACTTTTGAGGCCACTGATTGTGATTATGATTCAGAATCAGCCGCATATCACTTTGTAATAAGATCAACGGGCAAATCAACTCAAACAGTTGGCAAGGTTCCCTATAGCAATGTGGTGAGTATTAAAGCTGAACCTATCAAACTTAAAAAAGCTAAATAAATTCTTGTAGTGGCGGAATAGGCCATAAGTAGTGAAAACAGTTCACAAATTCGCGTCATGGGCGGTTGTGAAATAGCTACTTTAAAAGTAGACGCGCCGTTGGACAGACACGCAGTTGATAGCAATGTTTCAACAGGCGGCAAAATTCTGGAGTGGCATCGGGGAATCTCCAGCTACAAAAATTATCTATCGTGGCGAGAAGAGAACCACCCAAATGAAAACAGTCTGCCTAAAATGGATGGTGGACTAATGAGGGGAATGTAGACGCACAAGTTAAGCGATCCCATGCGTAGTTCCAAAAGCAATGGTTTGGAAGGCTTGTACAATTCCGTGGTGACACAGGGAACTCCACGGCGATATATAATAAAAAATGAAAGGAAATATATGGCAAAGAGAACTGATAAATCTGAAATGAAAGAACAACTCCGAATAAAAATCAACAATTTACAGGATCGGTATAACAAGCTGATCAACGATGCCGAACGTGTTGAGCAGGAAATGGAAACGCTGACAAAAGTAAGGCGAATGCTGTAATTTATTGAAAACACACAAATAAACCTTGTTATGATCTGTGAAATCTCAGATTGTGGCAAGGTTTATTTTGCTAGTCCCATCAAAAATACCCCATTATAACCTATTGATTCTAAAGGGCAAAAAACGTCATTTTGACGATATTTTGCCCTTTAAGGCATTTTGTGTGCCGTAGGGCTTGACTTTAAATAGAAAGTTTGGTATACTGTATATGTATGAAAAAGCGATTCACAAAATCACAGACATTTTCAGACATAGCAATCCGAGACGATCTTAGGAAAAAGGCAAAGGCTCTTAAAAAAGAGATATTGACTCCTAAAATTAAATGGGTTGTCAACAATATGCAAACGATGACATATCAAGAAGTTTTCAATGAAATTGAAAATATTCGTATTCTGAGCAATAAAATTTGTTGCCCAACAAAGCCAAGTTATTCAATGGAAGAGGCGGCAATAACAAGTCAAACCCGATGTTTCCCACATCTTGAGCCTTATATTTGCCGTGGTTGTGGGTTTGTTCATTTTGGACATTCCGATGGCGATAATTTTTTAATTTCACTCTTGAAACAATCCGAACTGAAAGTAGAGGTAACAGCATGATTTTTGATAGTGTTCTGTCACATTCTGCTGTCCATAACTGCTGTAAAGACCACAAAATAAACAACTTATAAGCCAAAATATAGCAAAATTTGTGTTGACTTTACGACCAAATTTTGCTATACTATGTATAGTTGATGGGAAAGACAACCCACAATTCACCTTTGGAGAATACACGAATGGCTACAGTAACAATTCTGAAAGGCAAATCTCGCGGTAAGACGATTCGCAATCAAACTTTCACCTTGCTACAGGGTTTGCATGTTACCGCAAGCGGCAAAAATGTTATCACCGTTGACGGCACAAAGTTGTATGGCCGTCCGAAGGCTCAAATCGTTGTCAAGTCCGAAAAGGATTTTACTGTTACAGGTGAAATGCCTGTGATCAAGAAATCTCCTGTCGCTCGTCGCGTTGCGGCGGCAAAGAAAACGAATAACATTCTTGCTGTAATTGAAGATAGTAGCATTCCCGATGTTGAAACAAACGAAACTGATAAAGAAGTTCTCACCCGTATCAATCGTCGTTTTGAAATTTTAGGCAAACTCACACTTGGCGCTCGTCGTGGTGACATTCGTGCTATGTTTGTGACAGGCGCACCTGGAGTTGGCAAAACGTACAATGTTGAACAATCTCTTGCCGAAACAGGAATGATTGATAAGTTTGAAAATTCTAAAACACGTTACGAGATTGTCAGCGGTGCGATGCGTCCTATTGCAATGTATATGAAGATGTACGAACACGCCGATGCGAATCACGTTCTCGTGTTTGACGATTGCGATTCTGTTTTCACAGAGGAAGAATCACTCAACTTGCTCAAGGCCGCTCTTGATACTTCCGAGAAGCGCAAAATTTATTGGAGTTCTGAGTCAAGCGCATTAAGGAAAGAGGAAATTCCGAACGATTTTGAGTTCAAGGGTAGCATCATCTTTATCTCAAATATCAATTTCCGCAAGGTTCGCGGCGACAGAATGCGCGGACACTTGGCCGCTCTTATGTCTCGCGCACACTTTCTTGACCTGACAGTTCATACCTTCCGTGAGAAGATGCTGCGTATCAGGGATTTAGTCAGCAAGGGTATGTTGGATAAGTACACGCTGTCTAAAAAGTGCAAGAAAGAAATTATGGAATTTCTTGAGAAGAATGCCAAGGCGTTTAACTCTCTTGATCTTCGGACGGTTATCAAGTTGGCGGATATCGCAAAGACTTGCAAAGAAAATCGTGCGGAATGGGAAGAGATTGCACATATATCGTTGATGGGCAATGCAATGAATTACGAGTAGTCAAGTGTTATGAGCGTGGAGTTTAGGCTTTCCGCTTGATTTTGTATAGGAGAAAAGGAAATGACAAAGAAATCGCAGTTAGCAGAAATCACAGGCAATGACATTTACGATGTGCAAATCAAGAAGGGCATGAAGTTTGCACTTTTGGAAGATGATAAGGCCGTTGGTGCCAATAAGGGCGATGTAGTTAAGGTGACTGCGGTTACTGCTATGGGTAGTCCGTCAAACGGATACTACAACGATTACGAATTGGTGCGAGTGTCAAATGGCAAGTATATGCCGCGAAAGCAATGCCCGAAATAATTCAGTGGTTGGATTCTCCGTGTAAGGATGCACAAAAGCAAGCATTGTTAGGTAGTTCATTTATATATGATTTGATCAAAAATCCAGGTAAAGAAATTCAAATCTTTGCAGTAACCCGCTATCCTCATTTAATTAGAAAGATCAAAAATCCGAGTGAAGAGGTTCAGATGGCAGTGGTTAAAGTTGACATTTCTTACATTATACTCATAGAAAATCCAAGCGAAGCAGTTCAAGTATATGTAATACGTCAAAATCCTAAAGCAATTAGATGGATTAAAAACCCATCTGATAGCGTTGCGATGCTTGCAAAGTTAGCTGAATAATCTATTCCATTTTTCTAACTACAAGAATTGATCTCCTTTTTTTCTTTTGAGACAGGGCGTTTAGCGAAGTAGACGGCCCGTGTATAATCATCAATTCCTTAGATATAAATGTCTTGAATATGTGATCAAACGGCCATTCTTCCTTTAGATAGATATTAATCGGCAACATACGATTGGACTCATAATACCATTTTTCGCCAAGTGCTAAAAATAGTTTCTTTTCTTCGTCGGTCTTCAAAAGACCAAAATCATACATACTTGTGATCGTATTATCTGCATTTTGGATGATTCCTACAAACTCGTCCTGTGCATCCCCGTAAGTTATAATACTTAAAAATGGAAATTTTTCTGAAAGCGTGCGAAATAGATTATTGGGCATATTTGTATTCCTATTGTTCCCCAATCTATTTATAAATCAGATAAATAGGGTATGCAATTCATCAAGTCATTTTTCGAGGGCGAAGAACCAAAAATTCGTGCCCAGATAGTGGGATTTTCCAATGCTAATTCGGGTATAGCGTTAGTTGGTTATAATGAGGATAAAGTCGTGTATTCAGTTCCTTTAAAATTATATAGTGGCGTGAATAATCCCATAAAGATTATTTGCTTGAACTCAGATCAAAAATACATCAATGTATCTAACGCAAATATCCAGGTTGGACTATTTGTAGCAGGAACCGAAAATGAACTTATCATAGCAAATGCTACAAATATTGATTCTGCGAATGGTGTAGTTCAAATTATTTTTACACCAAGCGAATTGGCTCCCCTAGATTTTGGATTTTATGAAGTGGCTGTAACGGCAACCGATGCAAATCTAAATGTTTGGCCAGTTTATATTGATGATAATTATGGTTCAAGGTTAACAGTTCAGTTTTTGAAAGGGCCAGTATTGGCATATGCAAATGCACTTCCTGTTAATTGGACAGATATATCTACCATTGGCGTTGTTAGCCAGCAGATTGATCTTACAAATCGCCCGATGGGAAGCACACTCGCAACATTACAAACTAATCTAGGCAATTCTACGATAGGATATACTGGTAATATTTTAGCTCAAGGAAGTATGGTTACAATACCACTTCCGCCAGATTGGGGTAATATTTCTTCTACTTATTACGCAAATGTGTCTGGAAATATCGTTCAAAGTGTTCAGGGGAGTTTCGCAATGCTTCGCTTTATTGCAGATGGAATTGACCCAAATAAATGGGGTAATGTTTCCCAATCAAATATTGGAAATGCCATAAGTTATAGTTCTGTTCGCATATAAAATTTTTCAAAAATTTTGGGCCGCTGTTTATAATGGACACGGCCTATTTTTTGTGTTATACTTTCCTTGATGAACATAATTATTGATACAACGTTAGATAGATGGCGAATGTCTCGCAGAACCAAAATGGCACCATCGGGCTGGTTAAGCGGAAACGCGGTATGCTGTGAACACCGTGGTCAAAATCCTGATAAAAGAGGCCGGGGCGGTTTCAAAGTATCATCAGATACATTATCTTGGCATTGTTTTAATTGTTCATTTACGGCATCTTATCGGGTTGGAAAACCATTATATCCTAAATTTGTAAAGTTAATGGAATGGTTGGGAATTGATGACCAGACTATTAAACATCTAAAATTTGAAGCCCTGAAAATATCTAAAGAAGCAATCAATGTTGAACCGATCAATAACCCTTATAGGCAAATAAAACCTGTTAAAATGCCAGATTGTAATCTTTTACAAAATGAAAGTTCCACGCATCAAGCTCATATAAATTTTTTGCTATCTCGTGGATTTACAACGGACGATTTTCCATTTTTAGTATCGTCTGATATTGGCTATAAGAATCGTGTTATTCTTCCATTCATTTTACACGATACCATTGTAGGATTTTCTGCACGATCAATTATTCCGCAGGATAAATCTCGTTACATTATGAAAGTTACTACTGATTATGTTTTTGGTTTAGACTGGGTTCAACCAGAACATAAATGGGTTTTTGTTACAGAAGGATTGTTTGACGCCCTTAGCGTAAAAAGTTTAGCTGTGATGCACAATGAGATTAGTGATGCTCAAACTGAAATGATATGTGATTTGCAAAAACATATTATTGTTGTTCCACATCTTGATGCGGCAGGAGTAAGTACCCACGAAAAAAGTTTGATTAACACCGCCCTGGATTGCGGATGGTCTGTGGCATTTCCAGAATGGACAGAAAAAGATATCAATGCAGCATATGTAAAATATGGGGCTTTGTTTTGTGTGACACATTTATTAAAAAGTGCGATTAATGATCCATTTACTATTAGATTAAGACAAAAATTGTTAACTGATGAATTTAAGAAACAGGGTCACTAATGATTCAAGTTGATTAAGTTCTTTATATGATATTACTAATAACGGAATGTTGTTTTTTAGGCAATATAGTTTTTTGATTTTATCTCTGCGTTTAATTGCTATTAATTTACTTTGGCCTCCCCATCGTTTAATTGGCATATAATGATGTTCTCCGTTATATTCAATTAACCCTATACATTTGCCTAGCGAATTTAAGATTTCAAAATCAAATGGAAGTGGATTTTTTGATCGGCAATCTAGAAATCTAATTTGTGTTTTATATAAAACTTTTTCATTTTTAAGGATACTTTCAAGTTGCAATTCACCTTTTGATGATTTGCATTTAGGGCATCCATTACCATTTAGATGACTCATTGGAACCTGATGAAACTCTCCGTGTATTGGACATATGATAATAACCTTAGTGTGATTATTAATATATTCAGTCTTTGTATAATTATACTTTTTGTTGTATATTTTGCTAGCTTTATTTTTAAATTCATTTTTAGCGGTTAATCGTCTCTGCTCAATGCAATCATTTGTTTTGTTTCGTCCGCAGGTTGGACACCCTTGTTTTCCGTGTAAATGATTATGTGGGGTCATTAAAAAATCTCCGTGAAGAGGACATCTAATATTAACTTTAATGATAGATTTGATATATGTTAATTTAGGATAATCATATCTATTTTTATGAATTCGGTTTGCCGCTAAAACAAAAGAATCGGTGTCATAAACTTGCCGATTATATTTTTTCATAGTATAATATCTCCAATGTATTATTTAGTAAAATTGTTACTTTTTATGGTCAAACATCTTCTAAAGATGATATTATTCAATCTAACCAAAATTAAGTTAAAGCAAAAATTTCTCAATATCTCGTTGAAACCGAAATACTTAAAAAAAGATAAATTTTGATTTGAAACTGTGCTATAATATTATTGGTTTCAATTTTTTAAGTTGACTGCCAAGGCTATATAGTTATATAATTGTATAGACTATATAAAAGTCAAGGTAGGCAAGACATAATGGCAGTGGAAAAATGTTCATTAGAAGTACAGCGTGTTTTATTAAATTTTATTCTCAGTAGCGGAAGCCTTTACACACGAATTCAAAATATATACAATCCGAAAAATTTTGACCGTACATTACAGAAAGCAGCAGCATTCATTCAAGAGAATGTACAAAAATATAATGCGATCCCAACAGTTGAACAAGTAAATGCAGTTGCAGGAACCGATTTTGAATCCATCAAAGATGTGGTTGAGGGCGATGGTAACGAAGCGTGGTTCTTGGAAGAATTTGAAAGATTTACTCGCCGTGAAGAATTAGAACGAGCAATTTTTGCAAGCGCAGATTTACTTGCAAAAGGTGATTTTGATCCCGTTGAAAAATTGATCAAGAACGCAGTACAAATAAGTTTGACACGAGACTTAGGTATTGAATATTTTGATGATCCCCGTGGCAGACTTATGCGATTGAAAAATAGAAATGGTCAAGTTAGTACTGGCTGGAAAGATATAGATGATAAACTTTTTGGCGGATTCAATCGTGGCGAACTAAACATTTTTTGCGGAGCGTCGGGATCGGGCAAAAGTCTTTTTCAGCAAAATCTTTCTCTGAATTGGATGGAAACGGGCCTCAATGGAATTTATATTACGCTGGAATTGGCCCAAGACCTTGTAGCCATGCGATTAGATAGTATGATTACGGGCTTTGGCAGTCGTGAGATTTTTTCACGACTTGATGAGATTGAAATAAAAATTGCAATGGCTGGAAAAAAATCCGGTCGATTGAAAATCAAATATATGCCATCTGGAAGCACAGTAAATCAGATAAAGGCATATGTAAAAGAATTATCCATTCAGGAAAACTACAAACCAGATTTCATTTGTTTAGACTATCTTGATTTGATTATGCCAAGCGGTGCGAAAGTTGATGTAAGCGATGTTTTTACGAAAGACAAATTAGTTTGCGAAGAGTTACGAAATTATGCAAGCGAATTAGGAATACTAATGGCAACCGCTTCACAATTAAATCGTAGCAGTTTTGACGAGATTGAATTTTCTCCGGCGGCAATTGCTGGTGGTATTAGTAAATTTAACACCGCAGATATTTTGTTTGGCATTTATACGAGCAGAAGTATGAAAGAACGTGGAGCCATTCAACTTCAATTTATGAAAACAAGAAACAGCAGCGGCGTTGGATCAAAGATTGATTTGGATTTCAATATCAATTCATTGCGAATCACGGATACATCTCAGCCAACAGATCAATCTGCTTTGAGCGGCAGCAATATTCTCGCTAAGATCAAAAATGCGCATACAAAATCATCTGGATTGCCCGAAGGACGAGTTTCTGATAACAAGAAAGATATGCTGAAAGATTTTATTGCGAATATGAATAACGACAGGAGCTAACATACGATATGGTAATTGATTGTCTATTTGAGATAATTATTTTTAGTGGTTTACTATTTTTATATGGTGGCTTGGTTTGGAAATTAATAACAGATTATCTTAAATGTAAACAAGAAAAGTTATCAACAGATTTTCTCAGAAAGTTGGAATCTTAATATGCAAGATTGTATAATATTTTTAGTAGGTTCGCTTTTAATAATGTTTGGAATGGTAGCGGCGGTTACAGATTTACCTAGTCGCATAGAAACATACATAACGAATAAAAGAGAAGGACGCCGGCGACGAAACATAGATTTTCTCAGAAAGTTGGAATCTTAATATGCATTTGATAACTATGACCACTGGAACTTGGATATTTACAATATGTTGGATTATAGTATCCATTATTAATTGGTTTGCCATAAATGGATACAATAACAATTATTTCAAACAGCACTCTAAATATGATGAGTCAATATTTTGGATTATTCTAAGTACAGTTTTTACGGGCTTCGGAGGATTCATAACAAATATCGTCGCGGGGCGATGCCATAAATTTAGTTGGCGACCACTTACCACGAATCAAAAAGAACAAATTTTGATGCTGAGAAAACTTGAAGATGCCGATCCATACGGTGGCAACGAAGCCGATATAAACCAAGCCATTCCCGCAATAATGGGCAGGGCAAAAAGAGTATACTAAATAACACATTCTAAACAAGTTATATCCTATTGATTTAATTGAAGTTTGGTGGTATAATAGTAGTATGTTGTGGATTATACTCGCTTGGCTTAGTTGTGGAGTCGCATATATTTTTCTAGGATTATTGAAAAAGAGATTGCGTAATCCTGCCAATCCTTTTTGGGATAAATGGGTGTTATCTTCCACTCGCGATGCACTTATAGCTGGCCCATTTATTTTAGTAATTGGAATTATATGGTTTATCAGTGAAATTCCAACATTTCAATCTAAAAAGACTTGGGTGTTAAAGAAATTTGAATCCGATGAATAAGAAACTATTTACAACTCGTTATGGCTCATGGCTCTATGGTACAAATACGCCCGAATCCGATGAAGATTACAAGCATATTATACTGCCGTCTCTTGATGGTTTGTTAATTGGAAAGCGTATCAAGAACAAAGTAGATAAAACCAACACAGAGAAATTTGTCAAAAATACTGCCGAAGATATTGACAAGGAGAACATCCCTATTCAGATTTTGGCTAAAGACTTTTTGGGTGGACAGACCTATGCCCTTGAATTGGCTTTTGCTGTGGACTTTACTAAAGCGCATCAGGTCATTCATGATGAAAGAATTATTCCATTTTGTCATGAATTGAGAAGCAAATTCTTGACTTCAAATATGACTGCGTTGATTGGATACTCTGTCAATCAGGCATCTCTATATTCCTTGAAGGGCGAGAGGCTAAATGCTATCCGAGAAGTGAAAGCATTATTTGAGGATATGATTTCTCGTTTTGGTTTTGATAAAAAGCCAAACGAGGATATAGAACTTTTTGAAAACAAGGCAAAAACTATTGAACTTGCGTTCCCGAAATATGTCAGTGTAACAACCTACGCAATTGATCATGAGGGAACTATGCGTCCGTGTCTTCGTTTATTGGAAAAAACTCTTCCATATACTAATACATTCAAGACAAATTTAAATACTGTCAATACGCATTTGAAAAAGTATGGCAGTAGAGCAGATGCCGCTTCCATTGATAATGTGGATTGGAAAGCAACAATGCACTCTCTCCGTGTGGTCAATGAAGGTATTTCCTTATTGAAAGAAAAGAGCCTTACCTTTCCGTTTGATGGCGAATACATTGAATTGCTATTATCTATCAAACGAGGAGAACTTCCATATCCTGTTGTGATTGAATTGATTAATGAAAAATTGGACCTTTTAAAAACACTTGAGTTGGAATCTGACTTGCCCATAAAAACTCACGAGCTAACGCTAGAATTAGAAGCGTGGCTTGCTAAGTGGATGCGTGTGTTTTACGAAATATAAGATTGGAACTTATGCCATATACGCTTGATATACAACCTGTAGATGGCAAGGCCCGGGGTGATAGTCTTGCCTGTAAAGCATTTGGCTTAGCTTATCCCTATTCGCGAGATTTTACACATGGTTTGTATAATAGAAAAGGGATGAGGAAAGTATGGAAAGAACTATTTAATATAACAATTAAATATGCTCCTGAAACACGGGAGGATGAATTAAACGATGACGGATATTGGATAGGATTAGAATTTGAATCTGAATCCGCCGCTATGCTTTGGCTATTGGAGTGGTCATGAGATATACCGTAAGATATGTAGAATATGATAGTAATGAATCCACTGTAATTTTTAATGCTTGGATAAGTATGAACCCCGAAATTGGAGCAGATTGGGATTTAACATTTCATAATACATATGGTGCAACTGTAATTAGAATACCTGCCGCGAAAAAAAACGAACCCGATACTATATTTTTCCAATTTAAAAACAAAGCGGCCTTTATGTTGTTTATGTTGGAGTGGAGCTAAAGATGGGATATACCATTTCTTTACAAGATCAATCAACTGCGTTTTATACAGCGCGGGAACGTGCATGGAGATATTGGGTTGAAGAAGTATGGACTATTCCTGGGGCTAATGGTTATAAAATTACACATAGTATCACCGAATGGGAAAAAAGATTTGGGAGTAGAGTAGTGTTAATAAATCCACAAGATTTATCATCGGACTGGGTTGCAATTGATTTTAAAAACAAGG